GCCTATGGCATAGCAATGAACTACACTGAACTGAAAACAAACATTGAGGATGTCTGTGAACAAACGTTTACAGATGACCAGCTTGCTATGTTTACTCAACAAGCAGAGCAGAAAATTTACAATGCAGTTCAGATACCCGCGTTGCGTAAAAATGTTACGGGTACAGTAACGCAAGACAACACGTACCTGACCGCGCCTACTGATTTTCTTTATGTATATAGCTTGGCAGTTATAGATGGTAGCGGTAACTACAACTACCTTTTGAGTAAAGATGTTAACTTCATACGTGAAGCGTACCCTGCTGCTACACCTACAGGGCTACCTAAACATTATGCTGTGTTTGCTGATGAAACGTTTATTCTTGGGCCTACTCCAGATAGCGGTTACACCACTGAACTTCATTACGGGTATTACCCTGAATCTATCGTTACAGCAAACACTACGTGGTTAGGCGATAACTTTGACTCAGCGTTGCTCAACGGTGCTCTTGTTGAGGCCATACGCTTTATGAAAGGTGAGCCTGATATGGTCGCGTTGTATGACAAGATGTATGTTACTTCTATGTCACTACTCAAGGTGCTTGGGGATGGTAAACTTCGTTCTGATACATACCGTTCAGGGCAACCTGTACTCCCAGTGCAGTAGGGTACTCAATGTTTTTACAATCTCCAAAATTAGAAGTAGGCAATGTGTCTGTAGCTGTAACTAGCAATAAAGGGCACGACCCTGAGTTCTGGGCGCAAGCAACCGCTGATAGAATTGTTAGTGTGGGCGGAGACTGTCATCCAGTAATAGCGGAACAAGCTGAAGCATTCAAAGAAGCAGTACGAGCAACAGTTTTGTACTACATCAAGGAAGCGATAAAAAGCGATAGGACTACTCTTATTGCTCAACTAGAACGTCAGGGTCATAAAGACATGGCTGACATAATTAGGAGTCTATAATGGCTATTACGACAGCAATGTGCACCAGCTTCAAAAAGGAACTTATGGAAGCAGTCCATAACTTTAAGAACACAGGCGGTAGCACGTTTAATCTTGCGCTGTACACAAGCAGTGCGAGTTTGGGTGCGGGTACAACCGCTTACACTACTTCAAATGAAGCTAGTGGAACTAACTACACAGCAAAAGGCGCAGCTCTTACTCGTGTAGACCCAACCACATCAGGCACTACGGCCTTTACGGACTTTGCAGACCTGACATTCTCAAATGCAACAGTTACCGCAAGAGGCGCACTTATATTTAACGACAGTGCTTCTGGTGATCCGTCTGTCTGTGCTTTGGATTTCGGTGGGGATAAGACATCAACTGCTGGTGACTTCACCATTCAGTTCCCTGCTGCTGATGCCTCTAACGCGATCATTCGCATCGCATAGGACTTAACGTGTGGCGAATGTTACTGGCTGGGGTAGAGGCACTTGGGGTGAGGGCGCATGGGGCGAAGAAGTTCCAGTTCTCGTCACGGGTGTCGCAGGCACTTCGGCAGTTGGCACAGTCACAGTTGATGCAGAGGCTAACACCAGCGTCACAGGCGTTGCAGGCACGAGTGCGGTTGGCACGGTTACAGTCGTCGCAGAAGCCAATGTTTCAGTCACAGGTGTTGCAGGTACTTCAGCCGTTGGCGCTGTCACTACTACAGCGGATGCAAATACTAGCGTCACAGGTAATGCAGGCACAGGCGCTGTTGGTACGGTTACAGTCGAAGCAGAAGGAATTGTCCCTGTCACAGGCGTTTCTGGAACGTCAGCAGTTGGTACAGTTACCACTGATGCAGCGGCAAATGTTGCTCTTACAGGAGTGGCTGGAACGTCTGCGCTTGGCACCATCTCGCTGGTTACAAACAATAATATCAGCGTTACAGGCGTTGCAGGTACGTCAGCCGTTGGTGTGGTTACAGTCGTTGCAGAAGCCGACATTGATGTTACGGGCGTTGCAGGTACAGGAGCGGTTGGCACAGTCACTACAACAAGTGACGCAAATACTTCAGTTACGGGCGTTGCAGGTACGGGTGCCATCGGCACAGTCTCTATCGGGTTGGGGCAGACGATTGTTCCAACGGGCGTTGCAGGTACGGGAGCAGTTGGAGATGTAACAGTAGTAGCTAAAGCTACGGTAACACCGCTTGGTGTTTTTGGTACTGGAGAGATAGGCGCGTTTAATGTTTGGGGGCTTGTAGATGACTCACAAACACCAAACTGGAACAATATAAACGACAATCAGACTGTAGAATGGTCTAATGTGTCAGGTAGTCAAACCCCTAACTGGGAAGAGGTAGCTTAAATGGCAACTTACGTTAATGACCTTCGCTTGAAAGAGATTGCCACTGGCGACGAAAGTGGAACTTGGGGCGAAAGCACAAATACAAATTTAGAGCTTATTGGTAATGCAATGGGCGTTGGTGCAGAAGCTATTGCTAACGCATCTAGCCACACAATAACAATGGCTGATGGTACTGCCGACGAATTTCGTTCTACGTTTTTACGTCTAACTGGTGGCGGTCAGGCTTGTACGGTCACACTAGCTCCTAATACGTTATCTCATACTTGGATCATGCGTAACGAGACAAACTCGACCTTAACGCTTACTCAAGGTTCTGGAGCGAATGTCGCTATTGCTGCTGGACAGACTAAAATTGTTGCAACAGACGGTGCTGGATCAGGAGCAATTGTCTATGAAATGGATGATCTTGAGCTTGCTGGAAACCTAGCAGTAGGCGGCGAGTTATCTACCCCATCAGCAGGAACCTCTAACGTCCGCTTTGGTGTCAACGCAGGTAACAGCATAGCCTCTGGCGGCAACTACAACGTGGTCGTGGGCGATGAAGCGGGTACGGCGCTTACTACTGGTGATAACAACGTAGCTATCGGTTTTGAGGCATTGAAGACAGAAGATGCTCATGGAAGCAACACCGCCGTTGGTTATCAAGCTCTTAAAACTCTTAACGCTGGCGCAGCAGGTTATAACACTGCTGTAGGCGTTAGCGCAGGAACAGCTTTAACCACAGGCACAATTAACACTATAGTCGGCGCATTTGCTGGTGATGCTCTGACTACAGGTGGTAGTAATACCGCATTAGGATACGGCGCTCTTACTGGGGACACTCTCGGTTCAAGATCAGTAGCCATTGGGCGAGATGCTCTGTTCAATCAAAATTTCACCACGGCGACTGATACTTACAACGTCGCAGTAGGGCATAACGCTGGTCAACAAGTCACCACGGGAGTCCAGAACACTATCGTGGGTGGTCTTGCAGGTGATGCGATTACTACAGGTGGAGATAACGTACATATAGGTTATCTTTCAGGATCAGCATCTACGGACTCAAATCACAATACGAGTGTAGGTTCACACTCTCTTGCGGTTAATACTGGTGGTCAAAACACCGCAGTAGGGCGCGATGCTTTGGCGGCTAATACTTCCGCAAGTTTCAATACAGCGGTGGGTAGGTCTGCTGGTGCGTCACTTACTACAGGTCAAGAAAATGTTGCTATCGGTAAGGACGCTTTGCTGACTGACACGTTGGGCAAGTTTTCAGTGGCAGTTGGTAAAGGTTCCTTACAAACACAAAATTTCACCACGGCGACTAATACTTACAACGTAGCGGTTGGTTATCAATCAGGAGCAGCAGTCACCACGGGAATCCACAACACCTTCCTCGGAGGTCAAGCAGGATTAGCTAACACCACTGGTCAATATAATGTTTATGTCGGTACTGACGCTGGAGAAACTCTTACTACTGGCTCTAGCAATGTAGCTATAGGCCGTGGCGCATTAGAACAAGACGTACAAGGCAGCAAAACAGTTGCTATTGGTCAAGGAACTCTAAACGCACAAAATTTCACTACGGCTACAGATTCGTTTAATACGGCAGTGGGGCATAACGCTGGCGTTGCAGTCACCACGGGAGTCCAGAACACTATCGTCGGGGGACTTGCATTAGACGCAGCCACCACAGGCGCAGCACAAACGGCTATAGGGTACGCAGCCCTGACTAGCGATACACGAGGACAAAACA